GTCCGCCAGGGCGGGATTGCGCTCGATCCCGTCACTCATGAAGTGATTTTTCAGAGTGCTCAGGCACCCACAGGCTCGGCGGTGGATTACCAAGGCGGCCAACCGGTCGGGATGCATACCATTGCCGGATCGGACAATGCCCTTCGTAATTCGAAGGCTGGGGATTTGGTCGATGTCTGGGACTCCGCGTCCCACCAGATGATCAAGGTTCCCGCGTCCACCGTGCTGAACGCGGGCGCGCCTGGAGGTGGTCAGCCCGGAGGTTCATCGCAGCCTTATGCGGCTGGTCCGCCTACGGGTTTCACGCCTGCTGCGAATGAACTCGGTCAGCAATCGGCCAAGGCTTTCCATGATGTGGCGGAAGCCGGGTCGGACGCACAAAACCGGATTTACGGCCTCAACCAGATGTCCGGAATTATCGACCAAGGCCTGAAGACCGGCCCTGGCTCTGCCAGGCTGACCAATTTCCTCGGGCACTGGAATACGATTGCGCCGCAATTCGCGCAGATCAATCCAGCGGGCATTTCGAGCCGCCAGGAACTCGACAAATGGGGCGCACAGGTCAGCTCGCGCTACGCTTCCGAACTTGGTCTCTCCGGTTCCGACAAGCGCGTGGAATTGTCGATCCACGCCACGCCCAATGGCGAGATGACGCCTCAGGCTCTGCGCCAGATCATCCCGCAGATGATCGGCTTCGAGAACGCCAAGATCGGGCGCGCACAGGCAGCATCGGTCTATTCGCAGCAACATCCAGAGGGTTTTTCCCAATTCTCGGCGCTTTGGAATAAAACCTATAATCCGCAGATTTACACGCATATGTCGCAAGGTCCTCAGGCCTTCGGGGCTTGGGCGAAGAGCCTTCCTGCCGACCAGCGCGCGAAAATCCGCGATCAATATATCGCGCTCAAGCAGATGGGGGCCATTCCCCAATGAGCGACGATCCGTTTCTTGATGCGCTCGGGGGCGGAAAACCCCCGGCCGCGCCTCCTGCTGTGCGCAACAACAATCCCGGGAACCTCCGCTGGGACGGTAAGTCGCGGTGGCAGGGAATGACCGGCGTCGATCCGAATGGCTTCGTTCAGTTCGACACACCCGAAAATGGCCAGCGTGCGCTTTCGATCAATCTCGCCAATCAAGCCAATTTGCATGGCATCAACACCGTACGCGGGCTGATCGGCAAATACGCGCCGCCTTCCGACAACAACGACACGGACGCTTATATCGCGCGCGTATCGCAGAGCCTTGGCGTCGGTCCTGACGATCAGATCAATCCCAATGATCCGCGTATCAATCAGGCTCTTCAGGCGGTCATCGTTCCAACCGAACAGGGCGGCGTCGCTCCCGCTCCCTCTCCGGCTGCTACTCCACAACAGCCAGCGGCTCCCGATCCCTTCCTTGCCGCGCTCGACGGTGCTACAAAGGGGGGTGGGTCGCCACCTTCTCAATCTTCTGGGAATTCTCCTATCAGCGGCGGTGCTGGGGTCTCTCCCGGTGGCGTACGCCCTGTGGATCTACAATCTGCTGGGGGATCCAGCACGCCATCTCGGTCGCTGGAAGACATCGCTGGAACGGCAACCGGCGACACGCTTAATGCCTTTGGGAAGGTTGCGACACTCTTTTCGCCAAGCCTTGATGCGCTTGCCCATAATCGGAGTGTTTATGACACGACGCTCGACCACAGCGCGGGATTTCTCACCGGAGTGGCGCAGATACCTGCGGCAGCCCTCAACCTGGGCGGCTATCTCTCTGAAAAACTCGGCGCCAACGATACCGGACACGCCTTCCGGACTGCCGGTGATTTCATCGGACGCGGCTTCACGCCCCTCAGCTCTGACCCCACTTCGGAGGGCTTCCAGGGAAACAAAGCGCTAGGCGAGTTCGCGGCAACCGTACCGGTTGCCGAGATCAAACCGCTCACCGCATTGGCTGAGGCTGGTGACGCTGGAAAGATCGCGCGACTTGTCGCCCGATACGGCGATATGGCTGGGCAGGGAGCAGCCGCTGGTGCTGTTAGTTCTCATGGTAAGGATATGGGCCAGAACATGGCCTATGGTGCCGCGTTCGCGCCTATGGTGGGCGCTGCCGGCGATATCCTGATCCCCCCGGCCCTCAAAGTCGCAGGCGCCGTATCGAGCAAGGCGAAATCCATAGCGGGCGCGATCCGCGAAGCAGCTGGCGTTGAGGCGCCCGATGCCGCTCAGGCAGCCGTGACGGCACAGACGATCCGCAAGGCTAGCCAACTTCCGGCCGGCGCAACCGACGTTCAGATCGACGGCGCTGGCAATGTGCTGGGCTTCCGTGATGCGCAAGGCCATTGGACCGTCAACATTGATGGCGGAACACCCGAAGCGCCCAAGCCCGCGCCACCCAAAAGTGCAACGTCCGACGAAATGCGCGCCGCTCTCGGCTCGCGCGGCTCTAATTCCGGGCTCGAGGCCAATCCCAATCTCGCGCCCGATGTTGCGGCGCATGTCGATCGCCTGACGCAACAGGGTGTCCCGCTCGACCAAGCGGTACGTGAGGCCGAAATTACAGCCGTTGGCGCCAAGCCGACGATCGCCAATGTGACCCGCAATCCCGAGGATCAATCGGCGGTATGGGAAGGGGCCAAGCAGGCCACGCCCGAGGGCCGCGCTTTGTCCTCGCAGATCGCGCAGAACAATGCGGCGGTGGTCAATCGCGTTCAAGGCATGGTCCAGGACCTTGGGGGCGTTCCTGCGCAGGGAGAAGCGGCCGAGACGGCAGCGACGAGCCTTGCCAAGGCGAGCGACGCCGAAAAAGCTAAGGTGTCTGAGCTATATAAGGCGGCAGACGAGGAGGCCGCTCAAAGCACGTCTGCTACAGACGCGCGAGACAATGTATCTCTGAGCGCTCACAAGAAGATCGCCGACCAGCTTCGCGCCAACTACGAGGCAGCTCAGGCGGCTATTGAAGAGGCCAACGCAGCCAAACGGGCTCGCCTGATCCAGGGGGGTGGCGCGCCTCCTATCAGGGAAATTCCACCTCCAGAAAAGCCGACCATCCCGGATGCGCCGCCCCTAAAGCGTGGGAGCGGCTATATCGATGTGACGGGCTTTCGTCGCGCGCTCGACAATCCCGAGATGGCGAACCCCACAATAGAGGGGGTAAAATCACTGCGTTCTGGCGTGTCCGGACTGCTGGACGCCTATGCAGGTGATACGAATAAGATCACGCTGGAGCAGGCTGAAAAGCTGCGGCAGGCCATCAACGATGCTTACGACCCCATGGGCAGCGGCATCAACGGGCATGTCAGCCGCCTTAAAGCCTCCCTCGACGCCGCGCTCGATAGCACTGAGGCTGGACCTGCCTACAAGGCTGCCCGCGCTGCCCATAAGGCGTGGGCCGCGAAATACGACAACCCAGAAGGTATCGCCTCGCTGATCAAGCGCGATGCCCAGGGCAACTTCGTCAACGGCGATAACTGGCGTAAGGCAGAAGGTTTCATCGGATCGACGGCTGACAAGCCCTTCGTTCAGGTCGTTAACCAGCTCAAGGCCAACGGCGATACGGCTGCCATCAACCGACTGAAGGCATCCATCCTCCAGCGGGCCTATGAGCGCGCCACGAACAACGCGACTGACAGGCTCGGCAATGCGATGCTCAACGGAAAGCAGTTCTTCGCCGAATTAAACCGAGTTGGCACCACGAAGCTGAACGCTCTATTCTCGCCGGCCGAGCTCTCCGATATTGCGACCACGGGTCGTGCGGCCATCCACCTGAACGAGGCCGTGCCGGGGACGAATAACACATCGAACACGGCATCCGCGCTCGCCAAGGCACTTCAATCGCAGGGCAAAAAATCAGGCAAGGTCAAGACTGCGCTCAAACTGGGCGCGCACGGCGTCAGCCTTGTGACGGGCCATCTCGGGGGCAACATCGCCACAGAAGGCGGAAGCAAGATTGTTGAGGCCGTGACTGAGCATGGGAAGGCCCAGCAACTCGCCAAGGCTCTAACCGAGAGCATGACCCCTGCCAAGGCTCGCGCGGCGGAACGGGTGCGCGCAGCCAAGATGGCCACGCTGATCGCGCGCAGATCGAAAGCCAATCAAATCAGCAGGCGCCTCGCGGTCACTGGCGCCGCAGTCGCCGGAGGTAAACGATAATGGGCTCTTTCAATGGCTCCGGCACTTTCGTGCGCAGCTATAACTGGCAGAACGATGCCGCGAGCGCGATCAATATAACAGCATCCCGGTTCGATACGGAGGATGATGGTTTCGCCGCAGGGCTTACGAACTGCATCACGCGCGACGGGCAGAGCCCGCCGACCGCGTCGATCCCGTGGGGCAATCAGAACCTGACCGGCGTCAATGCGCTGTCCGGCGTGAGCTTCTCCTTCTCCGGGAACGGCACCATCGCTGGCACGCTTGCGGTTACCGGCGCCGTGACGATCACGGGCGGCCTTGTGGCCGGAACCACCATCAGCGACGGCCGAGCCTCTCCGGCGCAGCGCGCGATCGGGTTCCGCGGCATCCCGGTCCCATCCGCGATCACGACATCCTACACGCTTGTCCTCGGTGATGCGGCTTGTTGCCTTGAGGTGGGATCCGGAGGCTCGATCACCATCCCCCCGAACAGCAGCGTAGCCTTTACCCCTGGCGACACGATCATCCTGCAAGAGACGGCGGGTGCAACCAAGACGATCACGCCCGGTACCGGCGTGACGCTCCGGCAGACGGGCACCACGAACACCGGATCGCGCACGCTCAAGGCATATGGCCAGGCAATGCTTCGGCGGTCGAGCACGACCGATCTTTGGTTCTGCGCGGGTGACCTGACATGAGCGGGGTTCTTTGCGCCGCGTCGGTCATGGGACAGGCCAGCGCGCCGCTTCCTCCCGTCACTGGAACTATAAGTTGGGTTGGATCGGCTCCTGAGATTGTTTCCAGTTCCTCTGGGACCACATCAGGACACTTCCACTGCACTGGCTCTGGGGGCTCTGGGGGGCCTTACGGCTTTTCGATGTATTGGACCGGAACGCACCCGAATGTGGCGTTCACCAGCGTGAGCTCCGGCGAGACGACCGTGAATTGGTCTGGTCTCAATATCGGTGACGTGGGTGCCGGCAATGCCAGTGCGATCGTAACCGATCTCAACAGCGGAATGTCCTGCGATCTGTACGGCGACTTCGGGCAGTTTGCCGGCATGTCAGTGAGGCGAGACAGCTGATGTCGTCCCCGTGGACAGTCTCGATCCTGCTCATTGGAGCGGTGTGCTTCATCTTCTGGGCGATCATCACCTGGATGCCCGATGCACTCGCAGGGAATTACGCATGAGCCCGCCAGCAAGAGGACCGCGCCAAGTGGACGAATACGATCTTGGTGTCGCGCGCGATGTTGGCGAAATGAAGGCCGACATTCGCACAATTAAACACGATCTAGTCGGGTTGCAGCAGTCGTTCACGCTCATCAACGACAAGATCAATAACCTTGGAAACGACAAAGCAAGGGGGCTCGGCTTCTTCGCCGGAGCCTCTTTCATCGTCACCACATTCGGAGCGCTCCTGATCGGATTGGCTAAACTGATCCTAGTCGGGGGCGGCGCGGGAGGGACACACCCATGACGGCTCTAGGACCAATCACCAATCTCACGATCCACTGTGCCGCGACGCCGGCAGGCCGGGACGTGAAGGCAGAGACCATTTCCCAATGGGATCAGGCGCGGTTCGGGCAGACCAGCTATCATTGGGTGATCGAGCTTGACGGCAATGCAGTCCAGACGCTGCTGGACACGGTGAAGGGTGCCCACGTCGGCGGTCACAACACCGGAAATATCGGCGTTTGCTATGTCGGCGGCGTCGATGCGGACAATAAGGCACCGCAGGACACGCGCACGGCAGCTCAGACGGCCACGCTTCTGCGCTTGGTGCGGGAATATCAATCCAAATACCCCGGAATCATTGTTCAGGGGCATCGCGATTGGCCCGGCGTCGCCAAGGCCTGCCCGAGCTTCGACGTGAAGGCATGGCTGCGCGCAGCGGGGGCTCTGGCGGCATGAGCATCCGAGACATCCTTAAGAACGCGGCGGGCGAGTATGAAACTGGCCGCACGCTGCTCGTCTATGGCGGCTTCATGGCCTTCACGACGCCGCCCGTTTTCATGGCGTGGGCGATGCATCGTGGGCAGCAATACGACATCACCGCCTATTGCCTCGCCTATGCCGGCCTGATCGTGGCCTTGGCGCCGACAATCGTCAGCATCGGCAAGAAGGGCAAGGACGACGCGACGGCCCGCCAGATCAGCACGGGAGCCCAGCCATGAGCATCGGTGGCTGGCTCTTCCGCCGCGCCGCTGATGCGGCCGTTCCAGGCTCCGGTGTGGCGCTTGGGCTGCTCGAAAAGCTCAAGCCTCTCATACCTTATCTGCTGGCGATCGTCGCGGTGCTCGGCGTCGGTCTCTACATCCACCATCGCGGTTATATGGCCGGAAAGGCGGAGATCGCCGCTCGATACGACGGCAAGATGGCTCAGGCCAAGGCGCGCATGACCCATGCACGAGACGTGCTCTCAGGCGCCGATTCCGTGCTCCGCGCCCAATCGGCATCGATCCGGTCTCAGGTCGCAGCACAAAACGCAGCGCTATCGAATGCTCGAAAGCTGATCGCCGAAGCCGACAAGCGCGATGTGTCTCGGCGCGCGGAGATTTCAACCCTGAAAGCCGCTGCCGCGCGGCCGGTGGAGGGGACACCTTGCGACAGCTTGCCTGAAGTGAAGGACGCTTGGAAATGAACTATCTACTCGCATACCTCATTGGCGCTGGGTTCAATGCCGGCCTCTCTGTCGGCTCCGGCTCGTGGCGCTCAACCTCGTTCGCGCGTCGGATCGCATGGCTTCTTCTGTGGCCCTATTTCGTCGCGCGGTTCGCGCTGATCAGCTTTGTGTTGAGCCGGTCATGATCCGTCGCCTTCTCGCCCTCGCGGTGGTCTCGGTCATGCTCCCCGGTGGCTGCGTGGCTGGAGATCAGGGCGTCCCCAACGTCCAATACGAGAAGGTCACCATCGACCATCCGGTCCCGTGCGTTCCAACCGACAAGAAACCGACGCTGCCAACAGCACTTGGCCCCAAGCCGGCCGACGCGCGGCAGGGCGAGGCAATGCTGCTCGCCAAGCTTCAGGAATGGCTCAGCTACGGCGATCACGCGCAGCCTCTGCTCGACGCCTGCACCAAGATTGAAGGTAACTGAATATGGGCATGAGTTTGGGCCTTCCGACGTTCGCCTTGTCCAGCACGGCGCTGAGCAGTGGGGGTGGCGCAACCGTGCCCGCAGCCCCTACACTTGGAGCCCTGACGGCTGGTAGCGGCCAGATCACGATCCCATGGACGGATGGCGCCGACGGCGGCGCTTCGATCACCAGCCACAAGCTCTATCGCGGCACGTCTGCTGGGTCGCTATCCTTGGTCGGCACGATTATGTCCGGATCGCCCTATACCGATACCGGCCTCACCAACGGCACGACCTATTATTATGCCATCAGTGCGGTGAATGCGGTGGGCGAAGGCGCGCAGTCGAATGTGCAGTCGGCGACGCCGGTCGCCACATTCGTGCAACCTTTCAACAACGATGCAATATTCTACGGAGACAGCCGAACCAATCAAGGCGGCTCATCCTCCGGAACTCTGGGTTCTGGAACTGGTGTCACGCAGACCACTTCCGCGACAACGGTAGATGGCTGGATCAACGACTTCACCCAGAACCGAATCCGCGTCTACGGCAACATGAACTACGGCATCACGGGCGAGACGTTGGAACAGTTCGTCGCCATCCCGCGAGCCGTGGCTACGAAAGGCATGGATTACGCTGCTGCCAGCCCTGCCGCGATCGTCGTGCTTCTCGGTGGTACAAACGACGGCTCTACGGCTCTAGGTGTTGGTGGAACGGGTCGGACGGCTCTTCAGACACTCATCAACTATCTGACCAATCCGGCTGCCGGCGCACCCCTCTACAATGGCCAGCCCAAGACGCTCATCATAGAGAACGAATGGCCTCGCGGTATCAATAAAACCGGTGGAAGCCAAAACGCCTTTACTGGCGTGTCTACCTTCGAAGCCTATGCAACGTGGGTCAAGACGTTCGACTATGCGAGCGGTGATGTCAACGCCAACCCGCACGTCGTCGTGGTGGATACCTTCCACGATTCCACTATTCTAGATGTCAGCTCCGGCACCAACTATCTCAACCTTCGCGGCCTTCTTTACGACGGCCTGCACCCGATGCCCCCCATGGGCAAGGCGGCCGCCCAGGTGATCGCCAACAAGGTCAATACCCTCCTGCCAGCGGTAACGAACCTTGCGCTGCCGACCTCTGGCACAGTGTCGAGCTACCTCAACCCCAATCCAATGCTGAGCGGAACGAGCGGAACCGTCTCAGGCATGACGCTTGCTTCCGGTACAATCCCGTCCAACACAACGGTTTCCGGGCCTGCTGGCTTGTCCGTTGCCGCCAGCACCGAGGTGTGCCCGACCGGTGCCACTGCCCTTGTCCTCCATGTCACCGGAACGATCGCGGCTACTTCCACCGTAAGGGTGCTCCAGACAAAGACCGGAGGAACCGGTGTGACATGGGGGACGGACACGCTGGAGGCGACGGCGGAAATGGCCTTCTCCGCCGCGCTTGGATCGCCCGTCCAAGGGTGTTCCTTGGAACTCTATGTGCTGACGACGGGCAATACGTACAATTATACCATCATCGATCAGCAGGGACAGGCCGCCACTGGAGGCCAGACCCGATATTTCAATGAATATCTCGACGCCAGTTACGGATACATGCAGCGCTGGACTCAGCCGCTCAAGACAGATGCAGGGATGCAGACGACTGGCATTTCAAGCATCAATACTCGCCTAAGCGTCCCTGTTGACGCTGGGACAATCGACTTCACCATCAAGATCGCTCAGTGGGGCATCGGTAAGATCTAGGTCCGCCCCTGCATCTTGTCGTCTTCGGTGGCTGGCGAGCGCACGATCGCCATGTAGGCGCGCCACCACCGGACCAGAACATTGGGCTTCTTCTCGCTTACCACCCCATCAACTGCGGACTCACCCGCCGCGAATGCCTGTTGCTTCATAGCATCTCCCCCATCTGGGATTTACACGCCTTGACGCTACGGAACAACGGGTCATCGTATCCGGAATGGATCACTCTCCCGCAAACCTCTCTGTCGCATCGGTGTAGCGGTGGAGGGGGAGAGGCGGAGAGGACAGACGGTCGAAATCATCGTCGCTCAACTCAAGGTCGGCAAGATCACATGATCGGAAGCTGGCATGATCTGCCTCTTGAGGCCACCAGAGGATCCAGCAGGCGACGCGAGCGGGTACGCCACTCTCCATGCCAAAATGACGGCTTGCCCGTCCCGCCACATCGACAGCCAGAACGTCAACGTCGGCTCCGGTGGGAAGCACACCGCTGTCTCCATACCACTTCGCCTTGGCTAGTGGTGGCGCGCATTTGTCTTCGATCTCGCTCACCCCTCACCTCCTGTACCGGGTTCGAATGCTGAGGGCATGGCTTCCATAACCCGATTGTAGGTCGCGAAGCTAACTCCCTCCGCTTCCAAAGCGCGTAGATACTCGGGAGACGTGTCTTTCAGCCCCGCAAGGACAGCGGAGACGGCGGCTTGGGCGAGTCCGCGATAATCAACAGTATGCCATTTTTCGCCATTTTCCAGCGCGCGCGTATCGGCAACCTGGATCGCGATCTGCGCCTTGGCCACCAATTCCTCATACTTCCCCATAGTGATCTCCTGTGGTCGGAAAGGGGTTAGGGGGTGGGGTTAGAGCATGTCCCACAGGCGGTCGCCCAGGCTCTTCCGCTTTGGCTTTGAGCGGGCCGCCATAAGGCAGGCCAGAGAAAAAACAGCCGCAGCTTTCGCGTGCTGTTCAGCCAACGCGAGGCGTCGCTCGATCTCCTTCATCTGCGCATCGCTCGGTTCACTCATTCTCCGGCCCTCCTTCGGCCTGTGGGTTAGGCGGGAATGCGCGTGACCGCAGCGACGAAATTGACCTTCGGGTAATCAGTCAATCTACGCGGCTCTGGCGTTGCAGGGTCAAGGACGGTCCCATCCGAAAGCATCACGACGGCATGCGACGTGGTAGCGTCATCCGAGGTCATCACCTCACACCAGTGAATCTTCGCCCAAGGTCCGCACGGCCAAGTGGATCGCTTGACGTTGCCCGGTTGCATGACGGCGTATTTGCGAGCAATTGCATATCCGCGCTCCGCCAGTTGGGAGTCGAGCACGAAATAGCTGTTTCCGCCATGATCAAGCGATTCCGGATGGCGCGTGATGACGTGGCAGCCAGCCTCATAGTCGAGGCCGAGGATCATCGCAGCAGTCGCCGCCATGCAGCCGAATTTGTGCTTCTGGCCGACCCAAGAAACCCCATCCTTCTCCATCCCTTCCCTCCTGTATCTCACACGGTAACGCAGCGGTTAGGCGGCGGCCGGGATCGCACCCCGGCCATGATGTCACCGCTGTTCGTGCGTGGACTTCTCCTGCACGTCCTTGACCTTGGTCGGATCGACGGCGGCAGGGCACGGGACGGACACGACGCTCGCCGGCAGCTTGAACGGAATCGTCACCACCTTCGGCTCAATCAGCGCTGTGTGCGCCTGCCCCGTTTCTGGATCGATCAGATCCACGATCGTGGCGTCGGCGCTTCCGGGGACGAACAATCCATTCGGCTCTGCCTGGTCGAGGAGTGTTCCGTTGGGAACGTAGGTGTCCTCGTAGCGCGCTGGCCGATGCCCGGCTGTGAACTGCGTTCCACCGGGAACGCCATACCCAAGCGCCTGACCCATGCAGACGAACCGGCCGTCAAGACCCTGCGTATATACCCAAGTCAGGATCGTTTGGTCCATGTCCTCGTAGGCATTCTTCAGTAGCTTGCGCTGCGTGAAGTTGACGATGCGAGGCATCCCAATTTGCCGATCGGCATTATCGAGCGCTTGGGCCTGGGCTACCGATTGACGCGTGTCGGCCGATTGGTGCTCGGGACCGCACGCCGACAGCAGCAAGGCAGCCGCGATCGGCGCGAGAATGAGGCGCGGGTTCATTGTCCGATCTCCTGAAGGCACGCCTGGTTGTTCGGCGTGAGCGGGCCCGTATAGGTCGCCGCAGTGTCGCGGATCAGGCCGGCGACCGCGGTCTTCGCGGCACCCGTGGCGGCATGATACTGCGCGCAGTAGCGGGATAGATCGAGCTGCGTGCCCTGCTGATATTGCCGCGAGGTGTCATACACCTGCTTGTCGGTCTCCGTCTGGTATTTCGCCATCGGGCGACCCGCGAACAGGCCGACCCAATTCAGGCCGATGATCAGCAGCACGAAGCCGACAAATCCCCCGGCCCAGGCGAGTGTCATCGCCGTGGTTTTCATTTCAACATCTCCATTGTCCGCTCGGATACGCCCCAGAAAAGCAGGGCATGCGCGCGGAGCGTTCGCGCGAATTTCCATACGCCACCCAGCGCAAAGGGGAGCGCGGGCGTCATGCTGCCTGCCTTTGCGAATAGACCGATCGAGCCATGTCGATCAGCAGATTGCGGAAGGGCTCTGGAGTGCCGATGCGCGGGCTGCTGTCCGTTCCGCCGCCGCGCGCGCCGACTTCCCCCAGCCGCTTCGCCCGCTTGAGCCCCATGCGCGCTACCACTTCCGGGTCCAGACGTGCCTCGCTCTCGCCCCACTCCAGCTCGGGCAGATCCACGCCAACCGCATAGAGCAGCGTCGGCTTGCGTGCATAATGGCCATAGCGCCCCTGTTCGACGCAGCAGGTCCAGCCTCCATGGAAGTCAGCGACGATCCAGCCACCTTTGCGCGAGGGCTTGTTGAGCCCGAAATGCGCCCAGGCATGGCTGCCCCACGGATGCTCGATCACGCCCCCCCATTTGCGGACCGCCTCCAGAGCGGCCTTGAAGCAGCCTCCATCGTCGCCCTTGACCTTGCGGATGCCCGTCTGCTTGATGAACAACGGCTGCCCGGCCCACAGCTTTCCCCAGCGCTGGCAAGGCGGATGCGCAACCACCGGATGCGGGCCACCATATAGGCGGGCGTCTCGCTCCTGATCCCATGGGTCCACGCCGGGCAGGTTCCAATACGAACCGCCCGTCTCGACATAGAGCGCTGCGATAGGCCCGCTCACAGCGCCACCCCGCCGCGATGGGAGGGGGAGATCATGCTGCGGCTCCGAAGAGATTGCCCTGGCGCTGTGCGTCCTCGATCCGCTTGCAGGCCATGTCGAAATACTTGGGCTCGCGCTCGATGCCGATGAAGTCGCGCCCCAGTTGGACGGCAGCAACACCCGTGGTGCCACTGCCCATGAATGGGTCCAGCACAACTTGGCCGGAGTCCGAAAACAGGTGGACCAGCTCCCGCATGAGGCGGACCGGCTTTTCCGTTGGGTGTAAACCGGTGCGATCGGGATTGTTCGTCGGATAAGTGAACACGCCCCGCTTGCCGCCGCCGTTCCAGCGCGCATGACCGGCGCCGCACCATGTCGTCGTGATGCATTCGTAGGCGAGCGCCGGACCTTGCCCGTTAAGCTTCGGCGTCGCATCGGGCTTTACCCAGATGCAGGTCGTCTTGAACTTCAGGCCACCGTCTATCAGCGCCGATCGCCAATGCCAGACGCCTTCCACGTTGCAGAACGCGAGGAGCCAACCTCGGTTGATCCGCTTGACGTGCTGGACAAAGGCGGGGCGAATTTCGTCGATACCCGCAAAGCCAAGTTCTTTGCGCTCCGACCCGCCATCATTCCGCCTAAGCTTCACCGACGCATGCAGGTCGTGCATCAGCTGCTCATAGGGCGGATCGGTGATGACTTGATCAACAGTTTCGATGCTGGCTAGCACCTCCAGACAGTCCCCAAGGTACAGCGTAGCGCGCCCGATCTGTTCGACGCGGGTCATGCGGGCAACCCTCCCCGGTTAGCCAATCCTGAAAAGGCGGCGCAGATTTCGCCGACGGATCGGCGAGACCGAATCAGGAACAGTGCGAACTTTCCGAAATCGACTGCGAACTCCCGTTGACGGGGCTCAAAAAAGCACGCATTTGCGCCACGCGGCCCGATGGCGGAGTGGTTACGCAGAGGACTGCAAATCCTCCAATTTTCCCGGAAGAGCGCGATTGTTCGCGACGTTCGGCCTCCGTTCCGTCCGTGAGATATCATGGTGTTAGGCTGCATCGTGCGAACTTTCCTTGGCTTCCATCTTCTCGACTGCAGCCTTGGCGCGCAGCCGCTGCGAGGCATATTTGAGCGCCATCTTGAAGGTTTCGTGCCCGAGCACGGATTCGATCTCCGCGACGGTGCAGCCCGCCTCCTCCATCCGTGAGCCCGCCGCGTAGCGCAGACCGTGGATCGATCGGTTGTTCGGCATGCCCTTGACCTTGGCCACGGCGGTGCGGAGGTTCTGGCTGAGACCGTTCACAGTGAAGGCCTTGCCCGCGCGCGTCGTGCAGATGACGACGCCGCGCTTGGGCAGTGATTCCAGGTGCCGGCGCAATTCGCTGTGGCAGGCGATGTCGAGCAGCGCGTGCGTCTTGCTCTGGCGCACGCGGACGATATCGCCCTGGAACTGCTGCCACGTCATGCTGACCACGTCCTCGCGGCGCTGGCCGGTGTAGAGCGCGATCAGGACCGGCGTTCGGATATGGTCCGGGCAGGCGGCGAGGAACATCGACACCTCTGCATCGGACCAGACGACAATCTCCTTATCGCCGCCCTTGCGCTTCAGCCGTTTGATGTCGGCGGCCGGGTTGAAGCCGACCGGGACCAGATCCTCCTCCCCTGCCCAGCTATAGAGCCGGGAGAGCATCTGCTTGATCTTGTGCGCCTTGCGGGTCGTCTTGGCGTAATCGTCGCGGACGGCCTTGAGCATGGCGCGCGTTGCGAGCGCGAACTGAACGTCGCCTAGCTCCTCGTCGAGCAGGCGCAGCGTCCGGACGTAATCGGTCTGCGTCGCATCCGAGAGCGCCTTAAACTCCTCGCTCTCCTGGTAGGCCTTGATCAGCCAGCGGAACGATTTCTTGCTTGGCGCGGCGCGTGCTTTTCCGGATTCGACCATCGCGAGCAGCTCGGCATATCTGGCGGCGAACGCGGCCTGGTGCGGCTGCTGGCTCCAATGCACCTTCGGATCGTGCGGCAGGGCAACGTCGCCGACGATCTTATGCCGAAACCGCCAGTATTTTCCCTTCGCGATATAGGTGAAGGCGAGGTCAGTTTTTGCCACGCTTGCGCCTCCGCTCGAAGAAACGGGCCTCCTCGTCGGCCGCCGCCGCTGGGTCAGGCCCCTCCATCGGCTCCGGTGCCCCCGATGCGGTCGCCATCCGGTCGACAAAGCGGTCAAGGTCGCGGATGTCATAAAGCACGCGCCGGCCAAGCCGCTTGGCTACGATGTCCTGATCTCGCAGCGTCGTGCGGCTGATGCCGAGATATTCGGCGGCATCGTCTTCGGAGAGCAAGCGGCCCCACCGCCCGCGGATCGAAACACCGGGCAAGCGCTCGACTGGCACACCCATGGCCTACCGCCCTCCGTTGTCTGACGGGGCCGCCTCAGCCATGATGGCCTTGTATTTCGCCCAGTCGCGTAGATGCTTTTCGGTGAGGCCATTGCGCGGTTGGAACATGGCGCACTTCTGACAGCCCAGCCCGTCCTTGGTGTTCGGGATCAGCAGATCAAGGATGACCTTTCCGGGCTCGTCCTTCTCGTCGCAGAACTGATAGTTGTAGAGCATGTGCGCCATCTCGACGGGGCAAGCGGGCGCGTCATCGTCCTTCGGCCAATGGGCGCACTTGAAGCAATTGTCGGCCGCCCAGCACTCCCATGCGGTAATGTTCGGGAAGTAGCCCATGCTCAACCCCTCCCACTGTCTGTGGGGAGAAGCTGGAAGGCGAGAGCGCGAACCTCTGCGACCTTTTCAATCAGGAACTCGTCGTAGCAGGCGACGCAATCTTCCCAGCTAAATTTGCCGTGCTCACAGGTCTTTTCCGGCTGGGGATAGCCTTGCTCGATCGCCACTTGGAAGATGTCGCCCGCCTGCCGTAGCGCCTCCTCCAGCTCTTTGATGCGGGTGAATTGGGTGCGCCACTTTGCGTGAAGCAGCCGCACCTCCTCAGGTGCAAGCATCAGAAACTCGTCGCTAACGCCTTCGCTTGCCGCACCGCCTGCATTGATAATGACCTGGCGCAGAGCGGCACGCAGTTCGATCTCACTCCCCATGGCTGCCTCCGTGGGCGCGGGCGCGGAGCGAGGCTGACATATCCAAAAGCTCCATGGCCATTTTGCAGAGTGGGATGACCTCGCGATCACAGGTGATGTTCTTTGCTGCACTCTCCAACAGAGCCAGCGCGCGTCGATCACATGATGCCGCCGCAGCCTCGCACCGCTCAGCAAGCGCAATAAGGTCACTCGACATGGCTATTCCCCTGTTCGCTCTTGGGGGATAGGACTCCAAAGCGTCGGCTCCCATTCGAGGCCATCTTCCGGGTCGATTGCCCAGTAAGGCATGCCGAAATCGTTTTCTGCACGCTGTGCCACCGCTGCGCGCTCGCCGTCAGTAACGATCGCGACTTGCCACATCGGACAGCTTTCGGTCGGCCTCCACCCGTCCGCCGTGGAGGATGCGAGGGCGACTTCCGCAACAGTCAGAACGGCTTCAAGGTCGACCAAGCCGATGTCTCGCAGCATCGCGTTTGACCGGTCCGGCTTGTAATCGCCAAAGCGGTGCCTGGTTAGGTCGCGTTGAAAGCCGGCCTCGCGCTGGTTTACCGCCTCTCTAATCCGCGCCACCGCCTCACGCACATCAGCCTGTGCGGTGGATGGAGCGATGGTGGTGGAGGCGCTTCGTGCAGCTTCGATCAGGAAGTCACGCACCCGCTCGCCAAGATCGCTATCCTCAAAAGTCGCAATAATCTCGCCGCCCACGACAACGTGTCGCCCATCGCCATCAACGTCACCATCGTAAGGTGTCCGCAGCGACAGCCCGTCCTCTGTTAATTCGAGGCCCGCTATTTCGCGCGCCGTTCCCGCCTCCCCTGTTTCCAGGGTGCGTTCGGATAGGGCGGCGTCAATGGCGCGAAGGGCAGCCCGATCGTCCCAATCGAGTTTATCAGTGCAGACGCGGATGACCTGAGCCGCCTCCGGCTGGCGGGCTCGCTCATATTCTGCCGCTAAGAGCTCGACCGCACGTTGGCTCGGCTTATCCATGTTGCTGCTCCAGAAGGTGTTGGCGGAGGGCGAGGCCGGCTTCGGTGAGCATTCCGCACCAAAGCCAAAGGCCCATCCTGTGCAGCACGCGGCAGGTGGAAGACGGCGGGTATGTTGCCAATTCCCCGCCAAGACGTGGGTTTGGCTCGGCAGCCAATATCCACCGCCTCTGAGCCTCGCTCAGACCCCGCGCTATTTCGGTGGCTCGATCAGCAGGCTTTTCCAGCTTTTCCAGGTCGGTCATGCGGGCTGGTCCTGTTCACAGCCGCGTCCGACCACTTCGCCGTTCGCGCCAGCAGTGAAGTCGCGCCAGTGGACGAACCGCTCGCCATTGGGGCACCAGAAGCCCCATTCCCGCACCTTAGGCCCGGTCATGAAAAGCGAGATGCAGCGCCCGCCCTCGGGGACGATAAGGCGATGCGTATCGGTCGCCTCGCGGGTAACGCAGTCGCCAGCCTGCCGGGCGACCGTGTGGGATTCCTCCCATGGCCTCTCGCGCTGATAGATCACCTCGTCATAGCCGCCCTCGATCACGAACGACGTGTTCGCCCAAGGGTGGTCATGTCCGGCGCGATCGTCATCGCTGCGAAGGATTTCGTGCAGATAGACGTTGCAGCCTTCGTTGCGCGGCACGATCCACCAGCGGCGCATGTACGGCCGGTCAGGGTCGCCAATTACGAAATCGGGAAGGCGCTGCATGCGGGCGCGTGCCCACGCCTGCATTTCATCAAGGCCAGCATATTGGATATTCATTCCCCATCCTTCCTCAGGGCGCGCGGGTCAGGCGGCTTTGATTTGGGCGACCCGATCCGCTTGGGCCTGGGCGACACGAGCCCGGTTCTCTTCCGACCAGCCGGCGATCTCGTCCTTCCAGTCTGAGCCGAGGCTGTTCAGATCAATGACAGTGACCTTGCGCGACAGGTGCCCGAGGAATTCCTCCACGCGGGCGTCTTCGGCTTCGGTGGCGGTGTGCTGTTCGCCGCGCTGGGAGTCGGCGGGGCCTTCCTTGCTGGCCTCGATCGCTTCCTCCAGCGCATCCAGCTTCGTGCCCGCTGGCGCACCTTCGATCCGGGGAAATTCATCCTCGGCGCTGATCTCGTTGCGGCGGATGCTCTGGTAGCTGATCTGGAGGTTCGCCAGATCGACCGCGGTGAACTTGGACGTTGAGCCCAGCTTCGCTTCGATCCGGCTCTTGTCGATCCCGAGCTTGGCGAAGGCGCTCAAGGCGTCGGCAATGCGCTTCGGCAGAGGCACTTCCGCGTTGCGTGTCTCCAGCGTGTTGCGGCATTCGTCGGCCGCCGCCTGGACGAGATATTTCGGCAGCACCGCGAAGATGCACTCGCGCAGCCGCCGTGCGCCCATGTTGGCGTTGTTCTCGTAGATGTCGCGGACATCGGTCAGCCGTTCCGCGCCGCCCTTCTTGTCCCGCAGATGCGGCACGATGAAGGTCAGGCTGGAGCGTGCATTCGTCTCCAGATCCCATGCGATTGCCATCATTTCCGATGCGCCGGCTTCATCGTCCCGGCTCAGCTCGGCGATCTTGTAATCGATGTTGCCCCAGCAGCGCGCCAGTTCGCGGGCGAGGTGGATCGTCTCGCCGCTGACCGACTGCCCGCCGCGCGGGAACTTGAAGAAGGCGTTTTCGGCGACCTCGCGGGTGCGGCAGGATTCCAGCGCCTCGTTGAGCGCCCGCGCCTTGTCGCGCGGGTTCTGCATCGCGACGACGACAGCGGCCTGCACCTCGGCAATTGCGCGCGACTGCTCGATCGTGGTGGCCTGAGACTTGCCCACGCCACGGGCTTGCGCGGCCGATCCGAGAATGTCGGCGGCGGTACGAGGGCGTTCGGCGATAGCGGTAGCCATATCAGTTTCCCTTGCTGGCGCGGCGGTCCAATTCCCGCTGCGCGTTCCATTTCAGATCCGATTCCATGGTTGCGTTGTTGGTCATCCAGCGGAGGAAGCCCGCATCGATGTCCGCCCACTTCTTGCCGCGCCATTCTGCGCCGATCGGGCATGTCGGCAGGAGCTTCGGCTCCTTGGTCCAGGCGATCATCTCACGGCCGGTGTGACCAGCGTTGAAGAGCGCGAGCAGGATGTGTGCCGTAGTGTAAGCATCTGGGCCGGCGCGATGGGCCGGCTGCGTCATTGCATGGTCAGGCGCGATCAGCCCCTGATCCTCAAGCCAATAGCGCAGCGCGCCGTTGTTGTGCGCCGGAGCGTCGGGCCAGGCACGCAATGCGGCCTTGTAGGTGCAGATAACCGGCAGCGGCGAAGTGAAGAACTTCGTCTCGAACTCGGCATTGTGCGCTGCGACCGCGCCGATCGGTTCCGAGGTCGCCATCATCACATCGATGTGAAACGGCGGGCAGCCATCGCACTCGGCTAGCGCGATATGGTGGACGGCCCGCACCTCTGGCGGCATTTTGGAGACGCCGCACAGCCAGGAGCGGGGCTCATCAATCCGCTTATCCTCAAGGTGAAGATCGCAGATCCCCACCTCGCAGACCTCAGCCTCGGGAGGCTCTGTCCCGGTCGTCTCAAAGTCGATGACGCGGATTATCGTCATGCCGCTTCCTTCACGGTGAAGCGACGATAGGGCTTGCGGGTGACCGTGTAGGTCGAGCCCTTCACCATCGACGCGGAGATGTAGAAGCCTTCCAGCGTCGCCGCGTCATGGTCGCCCATGCGTTCCAGCAACTCGGCCTTTGCGGCCTCGGCGTCGGCCTGAGCGGCCTTCTCGCGTTCCTTCGCCTCCAGATATTCGGCGGCCAGGACGACGCCTCGGTTCCAGTGCGTGAGGTTGGTGAGCCCAGCCCCGCCGCTATAGACTTCCGCGATGACAGCCCCGTCGCGGGTATAATCCGGCTTCGGCGCGTCCTTGCGGCGCACGCGATCCCAGAAGGTGGCGACGCGCTGTTCGATCTCTGCGTAGAGCTTGGGCCGGAAATCGTATTGGAACCGGCGCAGCTCGTTGCCGCCGACCAGCACGATCATGTCGCCCCAGACGCAGCCCGCGAGGCCCTGATATGACATGTTCTGCAGAAGGTAATTCAGCGGCGGCTCGTCGCCCCACTTCTTGACCTCCAGCCAATCGACCATCTTGGCTTCTAGCACGCCGCGGCCGCGCTCCGGACACATGACGATGCGGTCGGGATGGCCGCCCAATCCGGCGCCATTGTCCAGCCGGTGCGGCTCGTCGCAGGGCTGATAGCCCCAGCGCTCGCACGCTCCTTCGATGATCAGTGGCTCCAGCTTCACGCCCCAGAAGGCGCGCTCGTTGACCGGAACGCCGTCCACCACCTCGTTGAATGCTGGCGTGGCGATCTTGCCGACCTTGCGCTGATAGAGTTCGTATTCGGTCAACCAAGGCGACAGCCCGAACAGAGCGGCAACCTCGGACGCCCCGACCACGCGCGCGCGGAACTCGGCGTCGGTTTCTATGCGGACGGGCGCGTTCACAGCCCCAGCCTCGTCACGATGAATGCCAGCAGACAAATCGGCGTCAGGCCGTAGATCGTCAGCTTCGCGAGGAAGGTCGCCGTGCCGTTCGCGGCGCGCGGTGCCCACGCATACGCATCCAGATCGCGCATCGCTTGGGTGCGGGCGACACTGATGTCGCGCCAGTCGAGATTACGCATCGTTCGCGCTCCTTTCCCGGTTGCGCGCCTAGAAGGGCAAATCAGATGAAGTGATGGCTGAAGCCGGCTTTCCAGCATCACCCACGATGGCGCCGCTCGCGTCGATCAGGGCCTTCACGTCCTCGCGCACGATCTTGGCCCCGGCCGCCTCCAGCGCGGCAACCTCGTCTTCGCCTTCGTAACGGCTATCGAAATAGAGAACCTTGGAGCCGAAACCTTCGATCGTCGCAGTAACGCGGTGGCGAGACACCTCTTCGAAAGGCTGCTCGATCATGACCTTGAGGCCGTAATCGCCCTCGATCCGCAAGCCGTTGATGACGACCGCCTTGATCGAATTGTCGTGCTTGATCATCTCGATTGGAAACGGAGCCTCGCTGGGCAGCTTGATAGATTTGTAGTTCACTGTTGGTCCTTTCTTTGAAAATAGAGGATGCGGTTGCGCGCCCATCGGCGCTCCATTTCGGCGACATGGGCCTCGATCTCTGCCCGTTCTTCGATCATGCGATCGTAGAAGTCAGACAGCCTACGGGCGGCTTCGAGAGCGCCGGGGACCGGTGACACTAAGGTGAGCGCATTCATCGTTGATCCTCCGAATGCTCTTCGATCCAGGCGTCAATTTCGGCCTTCACGGCTTCCAGCGTTGAGCCATGGACAAGCCGGTTATCGTTGGCATCCGGCGCGCCGTCGTAGTCCTTGTGGCTCGCCTGCCAGTCGAAATCCCGAACGGGGATCGGCGGGTATTCGAAGTGAATTTCCCAGCCGCGATAGGTTTCTGCTGCGCTCATGCTGCACCTGCCTTGGCCTTTGCGATGGCGTCAGCGACCTGATCACGATCCAGCCAGACGACGAGCCCGAGCTTTTCGGTGCCGCTACCCATGCCAATCGGCATTTCTGTTCCGAACGTGATCCGCCAACCGTTCTTGGCGCTGTAGTCGATCGCCGTGGCGCACTGGTCCAAGTTCTGGAACTGAACCTTGTCGTCACCGCACGCGATGATCAGTTGGCTTAGGGACAGGCTCATGCTGCACCTGTGGCGCGGGCGATGGCATCCTTGAGCTTGCGAACGCACTCCGGATATTCCGAAGCGTCCATCAGGCAGAACGCGAGTCCAGCGGCCTCCAGCAGATCAGGAGCGGCGGCGATCAGGCGGGCATCCTTTAGACCCCTTCCGGTCTTCATGTCGTAGAAGACCATCGCGACGGCATCGCCATCAGGACCAACAGCGTGAAGGCGTGCGTCCCGGCCAATCTTCAGATCGCCGCTGTGGCGGACACCTGACACTTGCCATGGCCCCGGAGTGAAAGACGCGCTCATGCTGCAATCCTCCGCCCCAGCCCCCGAAGCTTGTTCGCCTCGGTGTGGTTGATGAGTTCGCCGTCGAAGGAGGCTGAGCGAATGCCCGCCCCAGCCGCGGCCACGATCCCAGGCTCCTTCATTTCAGCCCAGAAGCGGCGATCCGCAGACGTGCCCATGAAGGCACCGCCGCCGCTGTTCGTGATCTTCTCGCGGATTTCCGGCGTCATGCGGGCGACAAGCTGGCCGTCTGCAAAGCGGAACTCGGACCAGCGACCAGAGACGGCAATCTCCCGCTCGATCCGGAGACGGTCCGAGGGATTGGCGCGCCATTGGGCGGCGAGTTGGCGGGCGTTCATGCTACCCTCCCTTCTGCCCGCCGCCGAGCCTTATGCGCCAAGTTGTGTTTACGAGCGCAGGTCCGGCAGATCCTTTGACCATTGCGCACAACGATGTTGTCGCCCGAGAGCGGATGCCCATAGATGCACTCTGTCTTCCGCGCGTTGACCGCAGAGAAAGAGTTTCCCCGTCGAGTGTTTTCTGAGGGGGTTACGGGCTCTAGATGCGCCGGATTGATGCATGCCCTATTACGACAAAGGTGATCAATCACCATCCCTTGAGGAATTGGCCCGTTTGCCATTTCATAAGAGACGCGGTGGACTGGGACGCCCCGACCATTCACCCAAATTCTGGCATACCCCTTTTCAAGGGGGCCAACCCATTCGATGCAATCACCATTGGTGCGCGTTCGCTCGGCGATGCGCTGCGCAATCGGGACGGGTTGAAAGCCAATCCTTCCCTTTTGAACGTTCCAGCCCTGCTTGAGTTTGACGGGGGTCACTTGGACGCCCCTTCGCGAACGAAACGGGCAATATCGGTGGCGGCCTTGAATGCGGCAACCACCTCTCGCAGCGGAATGCCCTTCGCGAGCTGTCCGCGCGCAATATCAGCAAGTCCACTGTCGATCGCGAGAAGCTGGCCAAGGAACTGCGCCTCGGCTGCGTCAGGCTTCCAATTCGGCTGCGTCGCCATCGTTCACTCCCATTCGCGGTGGCGTGGCCATCCGCGCTGTGGGAGTGTGTCTATATGCGCATACGTATAAACGCAAGCGCTATTTTATGCGTTGGCGTATTTTTATGCGCGGCTATTCGGGGCGGTAGGAGCCAACCACTAAGCCGATGATCCGAATGTCAACGACCTCCGGCCCGGGATCATCCATAGAAAACGGAACCTGAAATGCCGGGTTCGTCGATCGTGGCACCAGCCACTCTTTGCCGGCCTGGTCGCGCAGATATTCCTTCACGGTAGCCTCAAGCTTGCCGTCCGATCGTTCACGAACAACCACAACGCGTTGGCCCGAATGGGCCACCACGCCGTCCAGGGTTGAGATGCAATCGAGGATGGTCCCGTGCGGATACACCTCGTTCATGCTGTCGCCCTCGACCTTCAGGCCAAACCGGCGCCCAGCTTCCGCGCGCACATGGTCACCGCCTGTATAGGGCTCCCACTGCTCCTCTGGCCACTCGTATGCTTCCACCCACACACCCGCCGCAACGGCGCCTCTCACCATGAACCGGCTTGAGGATGGCACAAAGGAGACGTCCGACTCGCCGCCAAGGAACTGGCGGATGTCTTCTCCAGCCATCTCGGCCAGGCGGGCCAGCAACGGCGGGTCTGGCATCGAGCCTTTTTCCCAACGCGAAACAGACGCTTGGGTGACGCCAAGCAACTCGCCAAACTCAGTTTGGTTCATCTGCCGGTCGAGCCGGATGGCTCTGATCTTCTGCGCGAGGTCAGGCATATCGGGCGCGTACGCCGACCAGGGGCGCGGTCCAACACGCCTGCGCATAATGGCACTTGTCACGTTATACGCATGCGCATATACAACAGCGCATGGACGTCAAAGAGACCCGCAAGGCCCTTGGCCTCACGCAAACCGAGCTAGCCGAACGGCTGGGTGTCACGCAGGCCACCATTTCCCGGTTCGAGACTGGGGAGATGGAACTCGACAACAGGACCAAGCTCGCGCTGGAGGCTCTTCGGCTCAAGGCAGCAGCCTGACCATGCCGGGGGGACTTTCCGCAGCCGCGATCCGCGCGCAGCGTAGCCTTCAGGACTGCGGCGTCATTCGCATCCGTCGCGCGACGCAGGAACCGTTCGCCGAGTTGGTGCGCGCCAAGATCGCACAGGTGATCCGCCGCGATCCCGATAACAAATGGGCGGACATCGCCCTTCGCAATCACCATCGCAGCACGTCCCCCCGCTGCGAGCCCGCCGCTGTGTCTAAGCCTCCGGCGGCGGGCGAATTCCCGGTGGTGTCCCGATGACTGAATGGGATGCCGCAATCGACGATCCCACGCCCGGTCAATCCGGCATGGCCTTCCTCGCGCTGGTCACTGGCCTCGCATGGCTCGTCTGCGCGCCCTTCGACCTCCTCGCGAGCCTTCGCAAGCGCGGTGGCGCGGATCGCCACGGTGCGAACCAAGAGGCCGACATGCACGGCGCGGTCGAGGGCGGACAGCTTTTTCATCACGGGACCGCCTCTAAATGATGCACCGCAACAATGTCTGCCCGTCCGTTTCGTTACTGACGGACAACGATGCCCGCGATCTGATCGCGCCCTCGTTAATCGCGATGTGTGCCGATGACGGCCCTTCGCGCGTCGGCCTGGATGTTGGCTGCGACGAAAAGACGATCCGCCGTGCGCGGGACAAGGAAACCACGCTCAAGCTGTCGACGGCGCTCAACCTGCTCGCCCGCGACCCGCACGCGCTCGACAAGGCGCTCGCTCACTTCGGCCGCCGATCAGTTCCTGTCGAGGCGAAATGCGACAGCGACGCACTGCCGGCGATGACCGGAGCGGTTCACAAGCTGGTCTTGGCAACTGACGAGCGATCGCCTGCCGGTCGCTCCCTGCATCGTGACGAGCTGCTGGACGCCGAACCCGACCTGCTCGCCGCCTTCGACGCAATCGGGACGCTGCTGCAGCGGATCGACCGGATCAAGAAGGGAGAGGCGGCATGATCGTCTACGCCGCCATCACCTACACCACCGCCGTGCTCGGCATCGCCGCATGCTGGGGCTGGCTCCGCACGTTGCGCGAGAACCGTCGGCTACGGGGCTGGGCCATCCATTGGGAGCGCCAGGCCAAAGACCTAGCCGGCGTCCTCGCGCGCAATCAGGCCGCATCGCGCCGCGGTTCGCATGCCCGCCGCTGCCAGATCGCGCAGGAGCGGGATCTGATCGAGACGAAGGCGGCGCAGCTTCGGCGGGAGTTGGGGCTGTGAGCTACAAGAAAATCTGCGAAGGCTGCGGCGAAGAGTATCTGCGCCCGACTGGACCCAACCGGATCACAGATGAGCGCTGGGAAGCACGCCGCTTCTGCAATGCGCGTTGCGGGCTCCACGCAGCTGGCAAGTCGAGCGACGGCAAGGGCGCCGGCCAGAAAGAGGCCGGATACGATATGCGCATGGGTGCGGCCGTTGGCAGCAATGCCCTGCGCGAGCGGATCATCGCCATGTTCGCGCGAACGGCCAACGCGAACGGCATCAGCCTTGAAGAGGCTGCGCGCCTGCATCTGTGCCCGAAAGCCGCCTAGATGCGCCGCGCCGGGGGATACGGGACCAAGGTCCAGACCTGCGCCGAAGCGATGGTGCGCCTGAAGGTCGATCTGGCGAACATGCCGGATGACAGGCTGTTTGCCGCGACGGTGGACGCGCTGATTCATCGCTATCGGGTCAAGCCTCGCGAGCTCGAATGCACGCTTTTGGCCGCGCAGCATACGAGGCGGCGGTTTCTCGAGAAGCAGGCGGCGGCTCAATGAACGCCTTCGCCCACCTCCCGGCCGACGAGCCGCTGCGCGAAACGCTGGATCCGGGGATATGGGTCGAGCCGAAGGACAAGGACGCGACCGCGGAAGTCACCCGGCAGTCCGCGCTGGTGAATGTCCTGCGCAAGCACAGCCGCTGCGTCGTGTTCGCCGTCCCGAATGCCGCGCGCTCCGAATCCGCCAAGCTGCGCCAGCATCGCGAGGGTGCCGTCTATGGCGCGGCCGATCTGGTCATCACCTGGGCGGGCGGCGTCGCTTTCGTTGAGATGAAAGACGGCAAGTCGATGCCGCGCGATAACCAGGTCGCGTTCCTAAACCGGCTGAAGCGGCAGGACCATCATGTCGCCGTCTGTCGCACGCCGATGGGTGCGATGCGCTGGCTGCGCGCGATTGGGGCGCCGGTTGGGGGGGTGCGGGCGTGAACGCGCATACGACTTTCGCTGCCGCCCTGGCGCCGACCCCAAACGAGCCGGAATATGCCACGGCCGTGCTCGCGCACTATCCCGACGAAACCGGCGTCAAGCTTACCCTGCGCTGCGACCTGATGGCGTTCCGCGACCGCGCGACGATCGGCCTGATGCGCTGTTCCGCCGATGCCGCGCCGACGCTCGAACAAGCATCGCGCCTGGCGACGATCTACGCGCTCGCCAACCTGCCCACCAAGAGGCTGTTCCAGATGCACATAGCCGTTCGGGCGCTGCTCGATGCCGCGTCCGCGATCGAGGCTGCCAGTAAGCGCGGGGGTGGTGATGCCCGTGGCTAACGATGATGACCTCTGGAACGTTTATCCCATCCGGGATGAGCCCCCGTCATGGATGGATGAGATTCCGCCCGAGCCGGACCCCACGACGCGCGAGCCGCTTCCGCCGCTCAACCTGATCGATCCGGCTGGATGGGCAGACACCGACGCGCCTGAGCGCCATTGGAAGGTTCAGGATTATATCCCAGACCGCCAGGCCACGTTGCTGACCGGCAAGGGTGCGGCGGGCAAGTCGCTTGTATCGCAGCAGCAATGCACATGCGTTGCCATGGGCCTGCCGTTCCTGGGCATCGAGACGATGCAGGCGCCCGCGCTCTACGTCACCTGCGAGGACGATGCGGACGAGCTCCACCGCCGCCAGAAAGCCATTTGCGAGGCGCTGAACGTGCCGCTGGCGCATCTGTCGGGCAGGCTGCATTTGCTGTCCCTGCAGGGCGAAATGGGCAACGAGCTCGCGACGTTCGATCAGGACGGCCGCATGCGCACCGCGCCGCGGTTCGAACAGATCGTGGAAGCCTGCCGCGAGCTCGGAATTCGATTCCTCGTGCTCGACAACACCGCGCACCTGTTCACCGGAAACGAGAATGACCGGCACCAGGTCGCCGCCTTCATCAATCTCTGCAACCGCCTCGCCATCGCGATCGACGGCGCAGTCGTGATCGTCGGGCACCCGAATAAGGCCGGCGACAGCTATAGCGGATCCACGGCTTGGGAAAATCAGGTCCGCAGTCGCCTGTTCATGGAAATCCCGGTCAACGATGCCGGCGTGCCCGAGAACCCCGATTATCGCGTCATGCGCCGGGAAAAGGCGAACTATGCCCAGCGCGGCGGCGACCTCGAATTCATGTGGCACAAGGGCGCGTTCGTGCTGCGCGATGCGCTACCTGAAGAGGACCGCCGCACCATCGCGCAGGTGACCCAAGACGCCGAAGAAAACGCCCGCTTCATGCGCTGCCTCGCCGCTGCGACGGCCAAGAAACGCGCCGTCAGCCACATCAAGGGCATCAATTATTTCGGGTCGATTTTCGCCCGTATGCCGGAAGCCGGGGGCATGAAATTGCGGGCCTTCGAAGCGGCATTTGAGCGCGTCCTGCACCTGGGTTGGATCGAACTCGACGCCCAGCTTTGGCGCGATGCGTCGTACCATTGGAAGGTCGGAATCCGAGCCATTTCGGACCCGGTGACCCCAAAATCCGGCAACCCCCCGGTGACCCACGGTGACCATACACCTAAGTCTCAGGAATATAACGGAAATGCAGTCCGGCAACCCCCGGTGACCTCTGGCCCGGTGACCCCTCCGGTAACCCCCTCCGGTGACCCCCGGCGACCCCATGCGCAAGTCATTGAAAACAAACAAACCGGCGTCCGTCCGGCGACCCCCCTATATCCTACGGATATAACCGACGGCGCCGGCTTTGAGGCCGGGCCGCCGGACTGGATGGATGAGGCACCATGGCCCGAACCGGAGCCAGACTTGGTGCCCGATCGCGAACCAGATTTGGACTGGATGGATAACCCAGTGCTCAACCGGGATTTTGGAAAAGGAGACGAGTGATGGCGAAGATTGAGAATTTCAGCATCAACCTGACCACGCTTTCGAACGGCTTCGTCGTGGTAATCGATGGTTACGGCAGCCGCTATCGTCTGCCCGCGACGAGGGCCTTTGCGGATAGCCTGGAAAGCGCGTCCAGCCTGATTACGGACGCGCTTAACGGCGCCGAGTTCAACGCGATCGACATGCACGATGAGCAAGCGAAGCTCGCTGCCGCTCAACAGCTCAACACGGCCGGCAGCATCGTCGGCCAAGGTTACGCGATGGATCGCGCCAAGGGTTACTGAGCCGCATGAACCGGGATTTTGGGGAGGGGTGATGGACCTGCTGCGAACCTTCCTCCGCGCCATAGCCAGGGGTGCGGGATGGACGATTGGACGGGATCTGGTGCGGTTTTTCGAAGGGAGGCGATGATGCGGGGACGGCCAGCCATTCAGGCGCAACGCATTCGCAGCATGGCTTGGGATATGCATTCAGCAGGTGAGCGGGTGAACAAATCACGCATTGCGCGCGAACTTCACGCGCCCATTCGCACGGTGTTTCGGGTCCTGAAAAAAAATGCGCGGCATGAATTTTGTCATATGCCGGAAGCTATTTCGTTGGTGTAACTGGTCATCCGCCATGAGCGCGGAAACCATCATCGTCATGATCGCCGCGCTCCTGTTTCTCGCAGGAGTAAACATCATGTCCGCAGCCCTCGATCGCATCACCGCATCGGTCAATTCCGCCGTCGACGCGCTCAACGCCGCGACCACGGCCGCACAGAACAACCCGAACAATGACGCTGCCCTGTCGCAGCTTGCCGACAATCTCGATGCTGCTGTGACGGCCTATCACAACGCCGTTCAGCCGACCGCTTAATCCATGCCCGGGGGGGCGCAGGATAAGCACCAAGGGAGCCTGGACAGCCAAGCTGATCCGGGCTTTCGTGCTGGGCGCGGCAGGCCGACAGACTTCAATCCAGCGATGGGAGAGGAGATCCTCAACCTGATGGCGAGCGGTCTTTCGCTGGCAGCCGCCGCCGCAGATATCGGAATTCACCGCCAGCGCGTCTATGAATGGGTCGAGCGCCATCCAGATTTTGCGGACACTGTAAAGCTCGCCCAAGTAAAACGGCAGCTTTTCCTTGAGCGCCGCCTGTTGAGCGCCGACGTTGGCCCGGTCGTCACATCGACCATTTTCGCGCTCAAGAATGCTGGTGCCGAGGATTGGCGAGATAAGCAGGACATTGAGCATTCTGGTGGCGTTAGCGTCCAAATAGTCAGGCTGTCAGACTGATGGGCGCCGTTATCCGTCTCCCCCATAACGGCTGGCACCCCCGCGATTACCAAATGCCAGCATGGCGCTACATGGAGCGCGGCGGAAAGCATGCCGAGCTGATCTGGCATCGTCGCGCGGGCAAGGACGAACTCTGCCTGCATTGGGCGGCAATCGCGGCTCACCAACGCCCAGCAACCTATTGGCACATGCTGCCGATGGCTTCTCAGGCCAGGAAGGCGATTTGGGAGGCAATCAACCCGCACACGGGAAAGCGCCGAATTGACGAGTGCTTTCCGCATGAACTGCGAGAGACCACCCGCGAAAACGAGATGCTCATCAAGTTTAAGGTGGGATCGACGTGGCAGGTTGTCGGCAGCGACAATTTCAACAGCCTGGTTGGTTCTCCTCCTGCTGGTGTGACGGCCTCGGAATGGGCTTTGGCCAATCCTGCCGCTCGCGCCTATCTCCGCCCGATCCTGGCCGAGAATAGCGGCTGGCAGCTCTACATCACCACGCCACGCGGCAAGAACCATGCGTTCAAGACCTATACGGCTGCGATGGCAGATCCGACCGCTTTCGCTCAGCGGCTTACGGTATTCGACACCGGCGCTCTTTCTGACGAGACGATCGCAGCTGAGCGCAAGGCTTATCAGGATGATTACGGCGTAGAGGAGGGTGACGCTCTCTTCCGCCAGGAATATCTGTGCGATTGGGATGCGGCCATCCTAGGCGCCTATTATGGGCGTGAGATGCGTCTCGCTCTTGAGCAAGGGCGCATTACGGATGTCCCATACGATCCGGTCCTGCCGGTCCACACCTTCTGGGACATCGGTTACACCGACGATCTTGTAATCTGGTTCGCGCAGATCAATCGCGGCGAAATCGCCCTGATCGATTATTATTCCGCAGCCGGACAATCGCCGGAATCCATCGCCGCTGTCGTTCACGGAAAGCCCTATGGCTATGGCGAACACTGGCTGCCGTGGGATGCGGTACCCAAGACGTTTGCAGCATCGGGAAAATCGACGGTCGAGCAGCTTTGGGCGCTTGGGATCAAGTGCAAGATCGTGCCCAACCTTTCAGTGCAGGATGGTATTCAGGCCGCCCGCAAGATGTTCCCGCGCGTCTATTTTGACGAGGTGAACACGGCGGACGGCATCGAATGCCTGCGTCAATATCAGCGCGAGTGGGACCCGGATAAGCGCGTCTTCAAGGACAAGCCGCTCCATAATTGGGCATCCCACGGCTCGGACGCCTTTCGCATGCTCGCGGTTGCATGGCGAGAAATGGCCGGAGAGCCGAAAAAGCCCGAGCCCCGCTTCTTCCCCGACATCACAGCAAATGAGCTGTTCTGGCCCAAAAACTCCCCCGCGAAAGTGGAGAGATACTGATGATGCAGTTTACCCCGTGCGGATCGTCCTACGCTATGTCCGCAAGCGCAACGTCGGCCAATCAGGCGCTCACGACGCCTCAGGCCGCCGTCTCGGCAATGTATATCTACAATGCTGGCACGACGGTTATGTTTTTCCGTTTCGGCCTTGGCGCGCAAACTGCCGTTGCCACGGATTGCATGATCGCTCCGGGTGATCGTTTCGCGGTCCAGAAGGGCTATGCGGACAATGTTGCCGTGATCTGCCCTGGTGGCACCGGGACATTTTATGTTCAGCCCGGAGAGGGTCAGTAAGTGGCCGATGAACTCATCCAGGGCGGTGAGACGGCCTATTATCGTGCGCTGATCCAGCAGTACGATAAGGCCTCCGCGACGTGGGTTCGTCGCGGAAAGAGGATCATTGACCGCTATCTCGACAAGCGATCGGATAGTCAGGCCAACCGCCTGAAATATAATATCCTCTGGTCGAACGTCGAGAACCTGAAGCCTGCGATGTTCGCGCAGACTCCGAAAGCGGAGGTTGAGCGCAGGTTTCTGGACAAGGATCCCGTTGGGCGCCTCGCTTCGGATGCCCTTGAGCGCACGATCAACTATTTCCTGCACACGACCCCATTCGGATCGGTCATGCGCCAGGCCCGCAACGATTATCTGCTCGTCGGCAGGGGCGTTGCATGGGTGCGCTATGTGCCCACGTTCCGCCAGGCTGAGCCGGCTCAGGTCACCGATGACATGGAGCCCGGTGACGATGAGCCGCTGGAGGAAATCGCCTATGAAGAGGTGATGCCCGATTATGTCCATTGGAAGGACTTCGGGCATAACGTCGCGCGGACGTGGGAAGAGGTGTTCTGCGTCTGGCGCTGGGTCTATCTGACCCGGGAGCAGATGCGCGACCGCAAGTTCCAGGACTGGAACCAGATCCCGCTCGATTACCAGGACAAGGAGCTGAAAGAGCTTGCCACCGACGACGGCAAGAAGGCCTCGATCTGCGAGATTTGGGACAAGAATACCCGAAAAGCCTATTGGATTTCAAAGGCTTGGCCGAAATTCCTGGACGTTCGGGAGGACCCGCTCCAGCTCGATAAGTTCTTCCCGTGCTCTGAGCCGATGTTCGCCACGCTGTCCAATGACAGCCTCATTCCGGTGCCGGATTATGCCGAATATCAGGACCAGGCGCAGGAACTTGACGATCTGACCAATCGCATCGGGCTGATGCAGAAGGCGGTCAAAGCGGCGGGTGTTTATGATGCATCCGTTCCCGCGCTTGAACGGCTGTTGAGCGAAGGCGTCGAGAATAAGCTGCTCCCGGTCGATAGCTGGGCCGCGATGGCGGAAAAGGGTGGCCTGAAGGGTGCTGTAGAACTCCTGCCGATGCAGGAAATCGCGCAGACCCTGCTCATTCTCTATGAGACGCGCGATAAGGTCCTGAGCGACCTGTATCAGGTCACCGGTCTATCGGATCTGATCCGGGGCGATACGAAGGCGTCCGAGACCGCGACGGCGCAGCAGATCAAGTCGAACTTCATCAATCTGCGGCTGTCCGAAAAGCAGCGCGAGATGCAGCGCCTTGCCCGCAACACCATTGAGATCATGGGTAATATCATCGCCCGTCATTTCACGCTGGATACGATCAAGCGGGTTTCGGGGCTGCAGCTATTTACGGATGCTGAGAAGTCTCAGTTGCAGCAGCAGACGGCGATGCAGGCTGCGCAAGGCGCCGCAATGCCACAGCCGGGGCAACCCGCACCGCAAGCTCCGCAGGTTGCTGGCGCATCGTCGCCGCAATCAACCCTGCCACCCGAGATTCAGGAGCGTCTGTCTCAGCCTTCATGGGAACAGATATACGCTCTCCTGCAGGACAATCCAGATCGCTGTTTCCGCATCTCGATCGAGACGGACAGTACGATCGCCGCCGATCAGCAGCAGGAGCAGGAAGCGGCAACCCAGTTCGTGCAGGCGATTGGTGGCTTCCTGCAACAAGCCGAACAGGCGGCCGGCAATCCCGACGTGGCGCTGTTTCTCGGAGAAATGCTGTCCTGGGCATGCCGCCGCTGGCCGATCAGCCGAGATCTTCAGGGCGCGATCGACACGCTCACCGAAAAGCTCGCCAAGATGGCTCAGAACCCGCCGCCGCCCAAGCCTGATCCTGAAATGCTCAAGGTCCAGCAACAGGGTCAGATCGCGCAGCAACAGCAACAAATGGATCAACAGCGCTCTGCGGCCGAACTGCAGCTCAAGCAGATGCAAGCTCAGATCGATGCCCGCACCGAAGCGGACAAAGCCCAACGTGAACAGCAGATGGCCATGTTCCAGGCCCACATCGATCAGGCGAACGAGCGCGCCAAGATGCAGATGCAAGCACAGCAGGATCAGGCGAAAGCCATGCTGGATGCCACCCTAGAGCGCTTTAAGGCGCTGCTGGACGCCAAGACAAAGGTGGAAGTGGCCGAGATTGCCGCTGATGCCACGCTAAGCGCCGCGCAGGAAACCGCCGCAGCCCAAGGGGCAAAAGAATGAGCACCGATCCGATCCAAGCTCGGCGGGATCAATGGCGCGCAACCCTTGCCGCGCACGACATCAGCGTTTCCGTTTCAGACCTGGAAATCGACATGAACGACGATGCCGGCATGTGGAAGCTGGTCACATATCGCGCGCAGCTTTCCGGTGCCTCTATCCCGCCAGACGATACCAGGGCGCCACCGCCAGATGATACACAGGATGTTGCGCCATGACCCGCGAGGAATGGCTTCGCGCTTGGGGTTTTCAGGACGGTACGCCGGAGGCCGATAGGGCTTGGGCCGAAAAGCAGGCGTTCGTTCCGATCCGCCTCACACCGCTGATCATCCCGGATTTGGTTCCGTATAAGGCCGTAGCGGCTGACATTGCAACCGGGAAAGCTCCGGTCATCACCTCGCGGTCGCAGCATCGCGAGTTCCTGAAGCGCAACGATTACGTCGAGCTTGGCAACGAGATGCCAAAGCCCCGCCAGAAACCAGAACCCGACCGCAGGGAAATCGGACGCACCATCAAGCGCGTCATGGATGAGAAAGGAATTCGCGCGTGAACGCCTCCCCCGACGAAACCCCCGAGGTTGAAGAGACCTTAGAGGAAACGCTTCGTTCGGCCTTTGCTGCCGCGAATGAAGAGACGCCGGCCGATCCCGAGCCGCAGGCAGAAACGCCTTCCGAAGAGGCGGAAGCTCCATCTGGTCGAGAGCGTGACGAACATGGTCGGTTTAAGGCCAAAACGGATGAGGCGCCCGTAGAGGCTGATCAGGCCGCTGCGCCCGCAACCGCTGATCAGGCGGGAGATGCGGACGCGGTCAGGCCAGACCCCTACGGGCTGGCTCCGACATACACCAAAGCCGCCATCAAGGAAAAGTGGGGCGAGCTTCCGGTTGAGGTGCGCCAGGCCATCGTTGAGCGCGAGCGCGAAGCCCACCAGGCCGTCACGCGCTTCGATGAGGACCGCAATTTCGGCAAACAGATGAAGGGCATCGTCCAGCCCTTCGAAAACCTGATCCGATCGCTTGGCGCTGAACCCGCGCAGGCAATCACATATCTGCTCAAGGGTGATGCGACGTTGCGCACCGGCACGCCTGAGCAAAAGCGGCAAATGTTCCTAAAACTGGCTCAGGATTATGGGGTGCAATTCGACCCCAGCCAGCCCGTACCACAGCCCGCTCCGATCGATCCGAATGTCGAAACGGCGCTCCAGCGAATTGCGCGCTTGGAAATGGAGCTGAACAATGCTAGTAAGGCCGCTAGGGAAACGGAAGAATCTCAAATCGAGCAGTCGATTGAGGCCTTCGCTGCAGACCCGGCGCATGCTTATTTCGAGAATGTCCGGCAGGAAATGTCGGTCCTTCTCCAGAATGGCTTAGCTGGAAGTCTTCAGGAGGCTTACGACAAAGCGGTTTGGGCCAATCCTGAAACCCGAGCCCTTCACCTCACCGCCCAACGCGAGGCCGAGGATAGGAAGCGAACTGCGGAGGCTGCCGAAAGGGCAAGAGCCGCCCGCAGAGCTAGTCCGTCAGTTACGGGCGCACCGGGCTCCGCCGTGCCACCCCCTGCTAACGGATCTTCCAACTCCGTCGAAGATGACGTGCGTGCGGCCCTCATGCTCCACGCAGGTCGAGCATAAGGGGCATTTAGGCCATGGGACTCGTCAATCCTTCGTCCACGATGAACGAAATCGTGACGACCACGCTGCGCAGCCGCACCGGCAAGCTGGCGGACAACGTTTCGAAGAACAACGAACTCCTTCACCGCCTTGAGCGGAAGGGCAAGCGGAAGACCGTCAACGGCGGTCGGACCATCGTCCAGGAAATGGAGTATGCCGAAAACGGCACGTACAAGCGTTATTCGGGCTATGAAGCCCTGAATATCTCGCCCAGCGACGTGTTCACCTCGGCTGAGTACAATTACGCGCAGGCGGCGGTTGCCGTCTCGATCTCCGGTCTGGAGATGATCCAGAATTCGGGTGAAGCCGCGATCATCGATCTGCTCACCTCGCGCATCTCGAATGCCGAGAAGACGATCATGAACAACATCGCGCTCGATTGCTATTCGGATGGTACCGCTGATGGTGGCCGCCAGATCGGCGGCTTGCAGCTGCTGGTTTCGTCCACCCCCACCACGGGGACTGTTGGCGGCATCGATCGCTCGACCACGGTCGGCTCGTTCTTCCGCAACAAGGTGTTCAGCTCCGCCACCAATGGCGGCGCAGCGGCGACTTCGGCGAATATCACGTCGTACATGAACCGCTTGTGGCTCCAGCTGAAGCGCGCGACCGACAAGCCGGACCTGATCGTCGCGGACAACAACTATTACCGCCTCTATTGGGAGAGCCTTCAGGCGATCCAGCGCATCGGCAACGCTGATGGGTCGAGCAAGACCCTTGAGCCGTCGCTGAAGTACGAGACGGCCGACGTTGTGTTCGATGGCGGTGTCGGCGGCGGCTGCCCGGTCAACTCGATGTACTTCCTCAACACCGATTACATCTATTTCCGCCCGGCAGCGGGCCGGAACTTCGAGGCTCTCGGTGGTGAGCGCGAATCCGTCAATCAGGATGCCATGGTCAAGCTGATCGTGTGGGCGGGGAATATGACCCTGTCCAACGCTTCGCTCCAGGGCTTGCTCACGGCCTAAGGGAGGATCACGGCAATGGCTTTTGTATCCGTCAACCAGCTCTTCGGCGAAGTCGATCTTTCTGTGGTCGACAATGCCGGACCTGGCTATCTCAACCTGACTGCGGGCACCGGTTCCGGCCGTCAGAACTTCTACCTCCAGACGGTCGTAGGTTACGATCCGAACCTTGGCGGCGGTGAATTCCAGTACATGCGCTTCAGCGGCACGATCGCTGCGGGCACATGGTGCGAAGTCACTCCCTCCATTTCGGGTGGCATCTTGATCGACAATGCGACGGCTTGGGCTGGCACCGCCAATACCGGCCGCCCGCTGGTGGTTGCGGTTTCCTCCGGCACTGTGGGCCAGTTCGGATGGTTCCAGATCCAGGGCAACGCAATCGCGACGGTTCAGGGCACACCAGCCGCTGGCAATCCTGTCTATTGGCAGGCTTCCGGCGTCGTTTCGCCCACCGGTGTGGCGGGCAAGCAGGTGCTGAACGCGGTGTTCGCGACGGCTGTGTCCCAGACCGTTGGTCAGGGCAATGCCGCCGTGGCGCTCTCGTCCACGCAGGCGGTGGTCCAGATCAACCGGCCGTTTGCGCAAGGCGCGATCACCTAATCAGCCTGAGAGTTCCGACCAGTATCTCGGGGGAGTGCTGGTCGGGACATTCCCCCGATATCCCCCGGAGGATTTTCGATGTTGGATATTCCGGAATTCGCGCAGGGCGAAGTGCAGGGCAACGGAGACGTTCGCTCCGTATCCTATGGCAGCGATAAGGGGCTTTACGTCGAGTTTCGAGACGAGCCGATCTACAACGAGTTCAAGAGCCAGCAGCTCGGCAAGCCGCACTATGACACCAAGATCATGGTGAAGATCTACACCCCTGGCGACAAAACCAAGGTCGTGGATCGTCTGGCGCGTCTGACGCCGGAAGAAACCAGCGCATTGGGTATTCCCGCTGATAGTGCGCGCTGGCCTGCTCAATGGGCCGCGTACAAGCAGGGCCAGAAGGCCATTCAGGAAGGCATGCCGCTGACCGAATGGGCAAAGCTCAACAAGCAGCAGGTTCAGGAATTCAATGCCCTGAACATCTATACCGTCGAGCAGCTATCGGAAGTGTCGGACACCGCCTTGAACGGCCTTGGGCATGGCGGTCGTGCCCTGCGCGATGCGGCGATCGCATTCCTCGACCAGGCCAAGGACGCGTCGTTCGTCAACAAGCTTGAGGCGAAGCACGCCGAGGAAATGGCGGAGATGCAGCGGCAGATTGCTGAGTTGCGCGCCTCGATTTCCCCCGAGGGTGAAGAGCCCGTCAAACGCGGCCCCGGCCGTCCAAGAAGGGAAGAAGCATGACTTTCAAGCAGAACGCGATGGGCTCCGGCACTCCGGCAGCGCAGGCTAGCGCCATTATTGGTGGCGCAAATGCGGGTCTTACCGCGACCGGCTCCACGCAGGCAGACGCGCTGGCGCTGTCCGCAACGAACAGCCAGTTCACGACTGTAGCTTCGGGCACCGGCTGTATCGCCCCGAGCTATATGCAGCCGGGTGACTATTTTCGCGTGTTCAACAATGGGGCGAACACCCTTCTGGTCTATCCGACCAGCGGTGCCGCCATCAACAACGGCTCGACCAATGCGGGATTCTCCGTGGCCGCGAATAAGGGGGCGCAGTTCGTCATGCTGTCGCCGACGCTGTTCGGGGCCATGCTGAGCGCCTGATTGTGGGCGACACGCTTCTTGGGCTGATGCAGGCGGTTTGCGCGGAGGTTGGCATTCCCCAGCCTTCCGCGATCGTCACATCCACCGATCAGCAGGCGCGCCAGCTCCTCGCCCTCGCCAATCGCGAGGGTCGGGAAAGGGCGTCTGACGAAGGAAGCTGGTCGCAGCTCAATGGGGTACAGACGCTGATCATGGCATCGGGTCAGGCGGCTTACGATTTCCCGACCGATTACAACCGCTATCAGCCAAGCACGATCTGGAACACGTCCCAGCGCTGGCCCGTCAACGGCCCATTGACCGCGCAGGAATGGCAGGCGCTGAAATCGGGATATATCAACATATTCCCGTATCAGCGTTACCGGATCATGGATGGGAAGATCTATTTCGATCCGGTCCCGGACAGCACCTATAACGGCCAGACGGTCGTCATCGAATATTTCTCGAACAATTGGTGCCAGTCTGCCTCGGGAACGCCCCAAAGCCAATGGCTCGCCGATACCGACACGTTCCTATTGCCAGACGATGTGATGGTCTTGGGTGTGAAGTGGCGCTGGCTCGCTGCGAAGCGGATGGATTATTCCGAAGAGAAAGCGGCGTGGCAGGCTTGCGTGGATCGCGAGCGCGCCCGGTCGTTCGGCGGTCGCACGCTGGCGATGAACACGTCCGATACGCAGTACGGCAACTTTTTGGGAGACGGATACAGCCAGACCGGTGACGGCAACTTCCCCGGTCGTGTGTGATGCACGTCGCCGCCCGCGCCTCCCGTATCCGAACCGGCTCAATTCCCGCCCCTGTGGGGGGATTGAACGCGCGGGATTCCATCGCTGCCATGAAGCCGACAGATGCCGTGATCATGGACAATTGGGTTCCGGGGACGACCAGCGTCTCTATCCGCAAAGGCTATGCCGCTTGGGTAACAGGGTTCGCCAATCCGGTTGAAAGCCTGCTGACCTATCAGTCCGCGACAACCAAGAAGATGTTCGCGGCCTCGGGAACGGCGTTTTACGATGCCACCAGCACAGGGGTCGTAGGCGCCGCGGTGGTTTCAGGGCTCACGAATGCCCGCTGGCAATTCGTCAATTTCGGCACGCCTGGAGGGCAATTCCTCTATGCCGTGAACGGGGTGGATAAACCGCGCCTCTATGACGGAACGACCTGGACCCCGATCGATACAGGGGTTGGGGCAACTATCTCCAGCATCACCTTTTCCGGGACGACTGCCACGGTCACGACCGCTACCGCGCATGGCCTGGCGACGGGCCGGACGGTCACGGTCACCGGGGCAACCCCTTCGGCCTATAACGTCACTGCCAAGCCGATCACCGTGACGGGCGCCAACACTTTCACCTATACGATGGCGTCAAACCCTGGATCGAATGCCTCCCCGGTCGGGTCTTACACTTATGGCCCGTCGATCACGGGCACGGATATCAGCGGCAACAGCGTCAATCCATCCCTGTTCAAGGATGTGCAGGTCTATGCTCGTCGCCTGTGGTTCACGGAGGCAAATAGTTTTCGAGTTTGGTATCTGCCGGTCAATTCCATCGCCGGTACCGCGAGCGCGATCGATCTGAGTTCACTATACGTCCTTGGGGGATCTCTGCAGGGAATGGTTGCCTGGACTGTCGCGTCCGAATTGGGAACCACCGATTATGCCGCATTCGTCTCTTCGGAAGGCGAGGTCGTCCTTTATCAGGGCATTGATCCCGATACGGCAGGATCATTCACGCTGGTCGGTAATTTCCGCATCGGCAAACCCGTGGGACAGCGCTTCTGGGCCAGGGTTGGTACCGATACGATCCTGATATGCGAAGACGGCCTTGTTCCCATCTCGAAGGCCGCCTTCACCAATCGCCAGAGCCAGAGCGATGCGATCAGCTTCAAGATCACCAACACGATCAATAGTTTGATCGAATTGAACAAAGGTGTGTTCGGTTGGCAGATTCTACTCTATCCTCTGGGCAACAAGATTTTCTGCAACGCTCCCGGGGTGACAGACAGCAACACCGTTCAATTCGTGATGAACACGATCACGAATGCCTGGTGCCGCTACGTCAATTTGCCCGCGCGCTGCCTCGCTCTGTTTGGGGACAATCCTTATTTCGGAGGCCCCACTGCGGTATACAAAGCCGAGACGGGCAACGACGATAATGGCGCGGCGATCAAAACCGATGTGATGCCAGCCTATAGCTATTTTGGCGCACCGGGCCTGGAAAAGCTGTTTTCAACCGTGCGCCCGATCGTCACCGTCAATGGGGCCTTCAACCCGTCAGTTGGCCTGTCCGTCGATTTCTCAACGTCCGACCCAACATCAACCCCCACGCTTTCTAGCGGAACGTCCTCTCCTCCGTGGAACACAAGCCCGTGGAACTCGACCCCTTGGGCCTTTCCGTTCATGACGACCAAGGATTGGCTGTGGCTGGGTGGGATTGGTTTTTCCGCCACGATCCGCATGAAAGCGGTGACCAAGAGTATTTCGGTGGAGTGGTCGAGCACTGACTTTGCATGGGAGCAGAGCCGGGGCGGTGTCTATTGATTGTCGAGCCCATCCCGAACAGTAATCGGGTGATTGTGGCCAACGACGAACGTTTGTTCGATTGGATTGCTTCCCGCATACCGCATATGAGCGACGAGCGCAAAGGGCAGGCACAGGTCATTGCTGTTGGGGAAGATGGCAAAATCCTCGCCGCCATGGCGGTGTTAGGGGTCAACAAGCGTTATCGATCGGCGGAAGTGGCCATTGCCTCAGAGCATCCAAGATGGGCGACAAGGGGAGCCCTGCGCGTCTTTCTCGGCTATCCATTCGAACAGCTCGGATTGCAGCGCATCACCGCGATATCGGCCGCTTCAAATAATGCGGCGATCAATTTCAACACGAAGCTTGGTTTCCGCGTCGAAGGAGTGATCCGGCGCGGTTACGGCGATGAAGATAGTATCGTCATGGGAATGCTGCGGGAGGAAGCCGAGAAATGGCTTCGGCACCCTGTTGCGCCGACGAATGAAATCGAATATAGTTCCACCCATTCGATGGAAGCCAACGCCTAAGCGCGCTCCACCATCTGCACACTCAGCAGACGGTGGAAAATGGGCGACCTTTTCGGAAAAGACCAACCTAGCACGCCCGATCCTTATCAGACGGCGCAGGCTCAAACTCAGAGCAACCAGCAGACCGCGCAGTATAATGCGGCGCTCAACCGCGTCGATCAATACACGCCGTTCGGAAACTCGGTTTATAGCAACGTCGGCACGGATGCTTCGGGCGCCCCCCATTATCGCCAAGATGTCACGCTGGCGCCTGACGCGCAGGCGCAGCTCACGAACCAGCTCAAGCAAAATGAGCAGCTTTCAAACTTGGGGTTCGGCATTGCCGACCAGGCAGGCTCAGCGCTCAAGAGCCCGATCGACACATCGGGTCTTCCGGCGCTCCACGGCGGCGCTTCACCGGGCCAAGTCCAGACGAGTATTTCAGGGGTTCCGGGTGTTCAGAGCGGTTTTTCTGGCGGCGGCCCGATCCAAACCGGATTGGATTTCTCGCACGCCCCTGGTCTGTACGGGGTTGATGACTTCAATGCGGCCAACCTGAGAACGCAGGCTGCGGAATATGCCCAAGCCACGTCCCGGCTCAATCCGCAATGGACCAACGCCCAGAATCAGCAGGACGCCAAGCTGGCAAACATGGGGGTTCAGTTCGGGTCTGGGGCCTATGGCAAGGCTCAGACCCAATTCGATCAGGCCAAAAACGACGCCTATAATCAAGCGCTCTTCAGCGCGATCGGTGCCGGAAACCAAGAGCAACAGAACCTGTTCGGCAACAGCCTTGCCGCGCGCCAGCAGTCGGTCGGCGAAACTCAGGCGGCGGGCAATTTCGCCAACCAAGCGCAGCAGCAACGGTTCGGCCAGAATGCCGCTCAAGCCGCTTTTGCAAACCAAGCGCAACAGCAAGCCTACGATCAGGCCATTTCTTCGGGTCAGTTCGGGAATGCTGCGGAGGCGCAGGCCTTTGCACAAGCGCAGTCCGCCAACCAAGCGGACAATGCTGCGCGTGCGCAAGGTTTGCAGGAGCAGTCCGCTCTCCGCGATATTCCGCTGAACGAACTGAACGCGCTCCGCGCATCCACTCAGATTCAAAATCCACAATTCCAACCCGTGCCGCAGTCACAGGCCGGTCAGACGGATGTGGCTGGCAATGTCTACAAATCCGCTCAGATGAACCAGGACAATTACAACAATTTCATGAACGGGCTGTTCTCGATCGGATCGGCCGCGATCATGGCTTCCGATCGCAGATTGAAGAGCGATATCCGCCGCATCGGCAAAACGGATGTCCTTGGCCTGCCGGTGTTCGAATACTCGTATATTTGGGATCGAGCGCGGCGCCATATAGGGGTCATGGCGCAAGACGTTCTGCGCATTAAGCCCGAAGCGGTGCTTCGCACCCACAGCGGATACCTTCTTGTAGATTACGGGCAGGTGGCGTGATGGCCGGCAACATCCAGCCCGTCAGCTTCGTCAATCCGTTCGATCCTGCCGGGTCTGCGGCTCTTGCCGTTCAGCAACAGGCGATCCAGCGCCAACAGGCGCTCGCCCAGGCGCTCCAGCAGCAAAGCCTTCAGGATTCTGGCACAGCACGTGGCCGAACCTCCTGGACGCAAGGCGCGGCGAAGCTGGCGGAGGCTCTTGCTGCGAAGAGCATCTATAAGAAGACGCAGGACCAGCAAGTAGACCTTTCCACGAAGCAGGGTCAGATAATTGGCCGCATGTTCGGTATTGGCGGTCAGTCCCCGACCGACAATGTGAGCAATGTTCCCGGCGATGACAATCGCGGCGCCTATGGCTCGGGTGGTGTGGAGGATAATGGCAATCTGCCTCAGGCCACGCCGCCTCAATCTGGCCCCCCTGCGCAGCCGCGGCCCTCACCGCAACCAACGGCTCCCCAGTCCTATCCGATGAGTCTTAGTGGCGATCCGGTGAAGGATTACAGCGATTACACCATGAACCCGGAGGAGTTCACGAAGCAGCTTATCGCTTCGCATGCTCCGGTTGATATGGCGAAGATGGTTGCTCAAGCGCAGCAGGCCATGGCGCGTGGCGATATCGCCACGGCTCAGGCGCTTCTCGGAAGCATCAATAAGCAGAATTACATTTCCCCGATCAATGTACGCCAGGGCGGGAGTGCGCTCGATCCCGTCA